TAGATTATCAATAAATAATAACTAAAAGGTAGATTTTAAACAATGGCTGCTCCTGTAATAAAGTTTAAAAGAGGTGCCAACAGCAGTTTACCTGCCCTAAAAGCAGGTGAACCAGCGTTTGTAACTGATGAATTTGATTTTTATATTGGTCTGGATAACGATGCCAATAATAACAAATTTTTTGGATCGCATAGGTACTGGACAAGAGAAACAAACGCTGCTGGTTCTGCGGTAAGAGTCGTAGAAGGTGCGAGTAATGGTGATAATTACATAGAATTTAAGTCTCCAGCTACACTCGCTGCAAACTTAACATACACATTTCCGAACGCAAACGCCACTAGCGGTATTCTTCAAAACGATGGTAGTGGTAACTTAAGTTGGATGACAAGTGGAACACTTGTTGGTCCTATTACCATATCAGATACTACAGACTCAACTACTAAAGATACAGGAGCTTTAATACTTGAGGGTGGTCTTGGTGTAGAGAAAGATGTTACAGTTGGTGCAGCAGTTTCAATCGGAGACAGACTATTTGTTAAAGGCGAGTCAGAATTTATAGGTATTGTTACGTTCCGTGGTGGAACAATCAGACTTGGTGATGGTGATACTGATGATGTTGTAGTTGGTGGTGAATTTGCCTCTAGTTTAGTTCCTACAGATGATGGAACTTACGATATTGGTGCTGCAGCAAAAGAGTGGAGAAATGCATTCTTTGATGGCACAGTTGAAGCAGATGGTGTAAATGTATCTGGTGTAGTCACAGCAGCATCATTATCAGCACCAGTGATTTCAGGTTTCAATCGTTTACAAGCACCACATGGTGCAACTACAACGATTGAAGTAAAAGTTGCAACTAAAGTATCAGGACAACATAGGTATCATGGTTCAGGTAGTAGTTCAGGATATGTTTTAGATGATGTTCAGTCACCATTCCTAACACTTACACCAGGTAGAACATACAGATTTGATACTTCAGATGGTAGTAATAGTGGACATCCATTTAGATTTTATCTTGATGTTGATAAAACATATGCATACACCACGGGTGTAACAGTAGCAGGAACTGCTGGTAGTTCAGGATCATACACTGAAATAGTAATATCAGACACAACTCCTGAAGTGTTGCACTATCAATGTAGTGCACACGCTAAGATGGGTAATGCTGTTAGCACTAATTCCAATACAGTAAATACACCCCATGCAGCAGTATTTGAAGCAGGATTAAACGCAAAAGGTGATGTAGATCTAGGTAATGCAACATCAGATACAATTACACCAACAGGAAGATTTGACGCAGACATTCTTCCTGCTACAGATGGTGCGATTGATTTAGGTTCATCTGATAGAGAATTTCAAGATCTATTCATAGATGGAACTGCACAGATAGACTCATTAGTTGCTGATACCGCTGATATTAATGGTGGAACTATTGATGGTGTGACCATTGGTGGTGCATCTGCTGGTGCTGGAACTTTTACAGATCTTACTGGTGGTAATATACAAGTTGGTGTTACTGGTGATAATGAGATTGATACCTCAAGCGGTAATTTGACTATTGATTCACAGGGTGGAACAGTTACTGTTGATGATAATTTAACTGTTAATGGAACATTTACAGTATTGGGAACACAATCAATAATCAATACTGAAACCTTAAAGGTTGAAGATAGTTTGATTGAAGTAGGTCTTGTTAATAGTGGTGGATCATTAGTTGCTCCATCATCAGATGCTAACATAGACGTTGGTATGATATTCCACTACTATAGTGGTTCTGCAAAGAAAGCAGCAGTATTCTGGGATGATTCTGTAGGAAGAATTGCTTTCGGTGCAGACGTATCAGAAAACACAAGCGTATTAACTAATACTACACACGCTGCAATTGAATCTGCAGGGTTGTTTGTTAAGGATGCAGCAGGTTTATCGGAAGTTATAGGACATGATGGATCACTTAGACAATTAACTAATATAACCGTAGATGGTGGATCGTTCTAGGTGTAAAGTATAACTTATAAATATAGGTGGGTGTATTCCCACCTTTTTTTATACTCTGTTATGGATGAAAACGAATATAAAATGATTTTGGGTGTTTATCAAAAGAAGACACACGAAATGCTTGCTCAAATAATTGCATTGGAAACAAGAGTTCTTGGTTTGAATAATGTTGTTGAGCAATTAAGCACAAAGGTAACTGATCAGGAAAATTTATTGATTCAACTGAAAGGTAAGAACAATCAACCAAAAAATATTACAGTAGATTCTGAGGGATTCTAATGGCGAAACCTGCTTCACGAGAAGAATTAGTAGAATATTGCAAAAGACAGTTGGGTGCACCAGTCTTAGAAATCAATGTGAGTGACGAACAGGTTGATGATTTAGTGGATGATGCATTTCAATATTTTCAAGAACGTCATTTTGACGGTATAGAAAGAATGTATCTAAAGTATCAGTTTACTCAGGGTGATATAGACAGAGGAAAGGCACAGGGAACAACTGGTGTGGGAATTGTAACGACCACTGGAACATCTACAGCAATAAGTGGTTATGGAACAACTACATCAAATTTTTATGAGACATCAAACTTTATTCAAGTCCCTGAAACAGTTGTAGGTATAGAAAAGATATTTAAATTTGATATGAGTGCGATATCTGGTGGAATGTTTAGTATCAAATATCAATTATTTTTGAATGATCTGTATTACTTTAATTCTGTTGAACTTCTTCAGTATGCAATGGTAAAATCATATCTAGAAGATATAGATTTTCTTTTAACAACTGAAGCACAGGTCAGATTTAACAAGAGGCAGGATAGATTATATCTAGATATTGATTATAATAGTTTGAATGCTGGAGATTTCATTGTGATTGACTGTCATAGAATATTAGATCCAACAACTTATACTCAACTTTTTAATGATAGTTTCATGAAAAGATATCTTACATCTTTAATGAAAAGACAGTGGGGACAAAATTTAATAAAGTTTCAAGGTGTTAAATTACCAGGTGGAATTGAGTTAAATGGTAGACAGATATATGATGATGCTTTAAGAGAACTTGAGATGATTAAACAGGAAATGAGCACTACCTACGAATTACCACCACTTGATTTTATTGGATAATGGCTTTAAATCCCTTTTTTCTACAAGGTTCACCTGAAGAACAAGATTTAATTCAATCGCTTGTAAATGAGCAATTGAAAATTTATGGTGTCGAGGTAACATATATTCCTAGAAAATTTGTTAATCGAGGCACTATTTTTCAGGAGATTGAAACATCAAAGTTTGATGATAATTTTCAACTTGAAGCATATGTAAACACTTGGGATGGATATAGTGGAGCAGGAGATGTTCTAACAAAATTTGGTATGAGTTTAAGAGATGAATTACAATTAGTAGTCTCTAGAGAAAGATTTGAAGATTTTATTGCACCATTCATAAGTCAAGAAGATGCGGATGAAGTGGGTGAAGCAGTGATGAGACCAAGAGAGGGAGATCTGGTGTTTTTTCCTTTAGGTGGTAGATTATTTGAAATTAAGTTTGTAGAGCATGAAGTTCCATTTTACCAACTGGGTCACACTTATGTTTATGAATTGCAATGTGAACTATTTGAATACAATGATGAAACTATTGATACAGGCATAGATGAAATTGATAGTAAGACAGAGGATTTAGGTGTAATTACTGATCTTCAAATGAATAGTGTTGGATCTGCTGCAACTGCTACAGCAACTATAGGGACAGGATTTGTTAAGAGTATAAGTTTGCTTAATGATGGTTCAGGATTTACAAGTGCTCCAACTATTGGGTTGACCACAGCACCAAGTGGGGGAATAGATGCTACTGCTGTCGGATTAATAACCACAAGAAACAACGTAACCTCTATAGAAGAGATAGTGATTACAAATGCAGGTGCTGGATATACTGTTGCACCAATAGTCACCATCTCTGGTGGTGGAGGAGTTGGTGCTGCTGCTACTGCGTTAATTAGATCAGATGGTAAAAAGGGAATTATCCGTATTTCTATTGGAGGCACAGGTGGAGTTGGTTATTCTACAACACCTAATGTATCCATTTCACTTCCATCTCTAACTCCAAATTTACCTGCTTCTGCTCGTGCAGAGGTTGGTGCTGGTGGGACTATATCAAACATCTTTATTCAAGATGCTGGTGCAGGATTCTTCTCACCACCAACAATTACAATTGGTCCACCTTCATCAGTTGGTATAGGATCTGGAAGTTACTGGTTCAACGAACTTGTTACAGGTAATAGATCTAACGCATCTGCTAGGGTTAAGAGATGGGATCTTGATACTAAGATCTTACAGGTTGGTATTGAAACTGGAACATTCTTAAGAGGAGAGACAGTAACTGGATCAAAATCTGGAGCACAATATACTATTCAAGTATCTGCAGCAAACACAGATAAGGATAAATATGATCATAGTGACGAAATTGAGAATGAAGCAGATCAAATTCTTGATTTCACTGAATCAAATCCATTTGGACTATTTTAATGTTAGGGACTTATTTTTATCACGAAGTAATTAGAAAAACCATCATAGGTTTTGGAACATTGTTTAACAACATGGAAGTTAGACATCAAAATTCCGATGGGACAACTGTTGATATAAAGAGAGTTCCTTTAGCATACGGTCCTGCAGCAAAATTTATCGCTAGATTAGAACAGCAACCTGATTTAAACAAAATGGTTGCGATTACATTGCCTAGAATGTCCTTTGAGATGACTTCTATTGCATACGATTCAACAAGAAAATCAGGCATAACTCAGACATTTAAAGCTGTAGATAATACAACCAATAAGTTGAAGAAAGTCTTCATGCCTGTTCCTTACAATATTGGATTTGAATTAAGTTTGCTTACTAAGATTAATGATGACGCATTACAAGTTGTAGAACAAATATTACCATTTTTTCAACCATCATTTAGTATCACAATTAATTTAATTGACTCTATTGGTGAGAAACGAGATGTTCCTATAACACTCACAAATGTCACTTTCCAAGACGATTATGAAGGAGATTTTTCAACCAGAAGAGCATTAATATACACATTCCAATTTGTTGCAAAGACATACTTATATGGACCAATCGCAGAGAATCCAGAGGGTCTTATCAAGAAAGTTATTGTCGATCAGTATGCAAGTGTTGATACTGTAAATGCTAAGAGAGAAATGAGATATACAGTAGAACCAACTGCAACTAAGGATTACAACAGTGATGGTGCTATAGATAGTAATGATAATGCACTTATCGTTCCAGGCGATGACTTTGGATTCAGTGAAACATCTGAGTTCTTTGGTGATGCTAGGGATCGTAGTCCGACAATAAGAAATGACATCTAATGGAAAACTATGAATCTATTGATAAAGCATTGAATATCAGTGAAACTGATATAGTGCCTACTAAGAAAGTGAGTCCTCCAAAAGAAGTCTCAAAGATAAATGAGATAGAAAAGGATTATGAATATACTCGTGCTAACTTATATTCAATTATAGAAAAAGGTCAAGAAGCAATAAATGGAATTATGGAAGTTGCTGGTGAAAGTGCTAGTCCAAGAGCGTATGAAGTTGCTGGTCAATTAATTAAATCAGTTGCAGATACTACGGATAAATTGATGGATCTTCAGAAAAAAATTAAGGATGTGAATGAAGATGCACCAAAAACAAATAATGTAACCAATAATGCTCTATTTGTGGGTTCTACATCTGAACTCTCAAAGATGCTAAAGAAAGGGTTTCTAAATAATAAAGAAGAAAAATAATCGCTACAATGAAGAAGTGTAAGGAAGGACACTATTACTGTTACCAAGATAGCAAGTGCAAACCAATCCCTAAAGGATTCCGAAGAGGAGTTGGTGGATATCTTCGTAGAGAGCGTGAAGACGAAAAGGAGGATTCTAAAAAGAATGGTAATGGTAATGGCAAATCTAACGGAAGTTCTAACGGAAATGGGAATAATGGGAATGGTTCTGGAAATGGTAACGGTAGCTCTGGTGGTAATGGTGGTGGTAATGGCTCAGGGGGAGTAGGAGAAAGTTTTGAGACAATACAAAATTCAGATGGAGAAACAACTGCAGTTGTAGTGGATATCATTGGTCCTATGAATATGAGACCAAGATTAAATGGTGAAGGAGTATGGAAGGGAACTCACATTACAGAAGCAGGTAAAATAGCATTCGGTGGATATAAAGATGGTATAATTATAAACCCAAGCGGTTCTAGAAATAAGTATGGTTTACCTGATAATTTAAAACCAGAGGAAAAAACTAAAGAAGTCCCACTCACACCATCTCAAAATAGATTATTAGTAAGTAAAGGTAAGAAAAATATATCAGCTTCCCACAAACCAAAAGGTAGTTTAACTGAAGTATCATTAAATCCATCTCAGTTTTTAGGTGCTTTAAATAAAGCCAAACAAATTTCTAGAACCAGTAAAATGAATCAGGCGATGGCTGATGCAGATAAGATTAATGGTGATCCTAACTTAACTAAATCAGACTCACAAGTAACTCAGGTGGGTGATCAAGCACCTGTAGATCCAATGACTGTGATGGCACCAAGAAAGATAAACAAAAAAATTAAAAAATTGAATCCTAAAGATGTAGGTGATTTCATTCCAAATTTAAAAATACCTCCAACACCAGAGGATTATCCTACAAATAAGGGAGGTGTTCAAAAGGCACATTACGAACCAGATGGTAAACTAACAGAGAATGCAGCAGTATTATCTAAAGGATCTAAATTATTACCAAAAATTGCGACTGGTATTGGTTTAGTAGGCACAATGCTGCAAGCAAGAAAAAAAAGAAAAATTGGTGCGATGGAAAAAAGATTAATGGATAGGGAAATGAATGTGCGTGACAATGATATGATTAAAGCGAGAAGAGGTGAAGCAGATAAACAAAATGAATTGATAGACAAATACGAAAGAAAACAGAATGAAAAAAACATCAGAAAAAATATAATTAAAGGTGTAAAAGGTGGTGAAGTAGTGCAGGATGAGTATATTCCTGAAAGAAAAATGACTGAGAAGGAAAAGAGAAAGGATGATAGATTAAAGAAGAAGTATGATAAGTCTGATATGAAAAAGAGCATGCAGAAGCAATATGGTAAAGAAGAGGGTAAGAAAGTATACTTTGCAACCATTCGTAAACAAGCGATGGAAGAAGAAAAGAAAAAAGATCATGAACCTGAGATGATACGTAGTCAGTTAAAGACTGCAAAGAGAGCATCAAAGAGAATCAAGAGTCATACTTTAAAGAAAGATAACTTTAAAGCATGGGTGCAATCAAAGATAACCAAAGCATCAGATTACTTGGATACCGCTGCTGATTATCTTGATAGTAAAGATGATATGAAAGAGGAGTTGAATAAAAAGGATAAACCATACATCAAAAAGTTAGTTAAAAATCTTAGAAAGGGATCAAAGACTCATGCTAAACAAGCAGATAAATTAGAGAAAGCAATGAATGAGGA